CAACAATTTTATCGCCGTCGCTTACGGCAATTGAAAACTTATGCCCAACCATAGGCTTATGGTGCCGATGATATATCTGCACAAAGGCATTAGATTCCTCTAATGTAATCGGCGTTATTGATAGAGGCATTTGGGTTTTTGCATAAAAAATAAAAAAAATTGGCGTGACCCCTCCGTCACCGTGACCGGTCGCCGTCGGCCCTACCCGGCCCTTGCCTTGCCGATTCGGTTTTTGCCTTGCGTCTAGGTTAACACGACGACGCGCCAAGACGACGCAAGCGCATGGACGACTGATCGTCAATAGGGGTTTACCCTGCGACAGTGTGTCGCATTGGCGTGGTCGGGCGATGTTGGCACAGTGTGATCAAGCGCCAGGTGGCGTGTTAACAAAGGAGCAACGCAAATGGATTGGATTCGCATCAAGAACGACGTAAACGGCAACCCTCGCTGGGTTTGTCACTGGCTGACGCTTGAGTCTAAGCCCGACTACAGTCTTACGTTATCTGAGCGTTACGCTCGCGCTTTGCAGTTAGCCAAAACAATTGGGGGCCGCAAATTCCACAACAAACAATACGGTGGCGGGATTGTTTTCCAGTGCTACGGGCCAAACGATATTCAGCCCTATATTGATCTAGTCAAATCGCGGGCGGCAGCATGAACCACTACACTGAACAATTTGAGCGTTATTCAGACGCAACCCTTGCATTTACACTAGCAGACTGCTACGAAACCTTGCATATCGGCGCTGGCGTCCATGGCAACGCATACGTTGCAAAGCTTTGGTCGCAGATTGATGCCATCTACGATATCCAAAACCGTCGCCGCAAGAAACCCAAAGCAAAAAAGCCCAGTCATGAAGCTTGAAAACTACCTTGATCTCGCACTCGCACTCTTTATCGTCGTTGCGTCAGTCATCTTGATTGACGCCATTTGCAAGTAACCCAGGGGAACAAAATGATCATTTCACGCAAATACGCCAAAGCATTAATTCGCGCCGGACGAGCCCGTCGGGTTGGCGAGTGTATTGGCGACGATGGCGGGCTGTACGCAATCATCGTCCGATTTGACAGGCAACGTGTCGATCACTATGAGCTAAAACGGATTGGTGACTGATGGGGATACTAGTCGCGGCGCTCGTCGCCGCCCTGATCTGCATCATTCTCGATCTTTAAACCCGCTTCGGCGGGTTTTTTTACGGCCGGGCTCGGATCATTCGTTAGCTGCAAGGGCTCGTCAACCTCCACGATCTCGGCTTCGATCACGCGCTGCGCCGCTTCCTCAAGCGCTTGCGTGATGCTGATCTGACCGCTAATCTCGATCACCTTGGGTTGTTCAGCCCAGCGCATCTGGGTCTTAGTCCACCAAATCAGGCTCGCCACATCGCCGGCCATTGCCTTTTGATACAGCGTGCTGCCGATGCCCATTGAAGCTTTGGCGCGGCCGCGTTGGATTTCCTCAAGCAGATATTTGCGCATCGTGTGAATGTCAATGCCATCACCGATCAGCGGCGCGATGTGATGTTCAGCCACTCCCCACATCGCGAGCTTCTCAGCAAGCTCCCTATCCTTTTCTGAGGGCACAAACGCAGGCCTACCCGAACCGGGTTGCGGCCCACCTCTCTTACCCTTTTCTTGAATGGATTTTCCTTTTTCCATCATTTCCAGCACTTTCTCCCTAGGATGAAATCTTTAACGTAAAATCGTCCCGCATCGAAAACGTAGCAACGTAGCACTCTAAAGAGTGTGCTACGTTTTGCTACGTTTTTTCTCGCCTTTGCCACAACGTAGCAGCTACGCAATGCTACGCTATGCTACGTTTTGCTACGCTAATTTTGCCCTCATAAGATCATCTGCAAACGATCCCTCTATGACGGCAAAACCCTTGTCTAGCTTTCCCACAATTTTAGCGTCCAGCAGATCACGCACAATTGACCCTTCCCTACCCGATGGTTTGAGCAATTGGTCTGCGTTTTTCTCGCTGGTGCCGTTTTCGATCATAAACGCCCGCAGATCGTCTCGGGCAATATAAGGCTGATCGTCACGCACCTCGGCCTTGCCGCAACCAAACCACGCACGCTTGAAAAACTTTTTGTGATCGTCCAGTTTGCTCCCTTTGGGTTGAGGCATCCTTAGATCGCCGTCCACGAAAAATGAGAACACGGCGCCATCAATCGGCAAACCATCCTCGTCCACCCAACCGAGGCTAACCGGCTCAAGCCAACCATATCGCTCCGCTGGCTCTGGCGAGTCTTTCATCTTCGTGCAGCTAACCTTGATCTCATTCTTTTCGCCTGACACTAGGATGCTCGCGTCAAGCGCCCCGCGCCACGCGCTAGAACCTCTTGCACGCTGTTTTGACTCGCTACTGTGGCCCAGGTGGTGCACAAGCATACTCGTCGCGCCTAGAGCCGTTGAGACGATATTGCAGGCATTGATCATGGCGCGGGTATCTTTGGCGCTGTTCTCATCGCCGCTCATATGGTTATTGAGGGTGTCAATGATCACCAACACCACGGTCTCGCCCGTCATCTCACGCACTGCCGCGATGATCCTAGCTGCAGCGCCGGGGCTATCCAGATCAATCGCCTTGTTGCTGATCAACAGATTGTCCAACTGTTTTATGCCATGCTTAGCGCACCAGGCCGCGATCCGCTGGCGCATCCCGTAATTACCCTCTCCTGCCAGATAAACCACAATGCCTGGCTTGGTCTTGATCCCCTGCCACATCATGGCGCTGGCAATCGAACAGGCCATGTCAAGCGCCACAAAGGTTTTGCCCACGCCGGACTCGCCATAGATCATGCAAGTCCCATACGCTGGCAACCATCCCTTTATAACCCACGGGAGCGGGGCTGGTTGACCCAGGAAGCTCGTTGCGCGGGTGAGGTAATAATCAGATGTGGCCTGACTCTGATAATTGCTTAGAATCGCTTCTGCGGCCTCGTCGCCAAGTGCGGTGCTTGCCGCCACATCGTGATCTGGCTCGTACCTTGCGACGGATCGGGCGATCTGGGCAATTTCGCTGCTGGGCAATGGGATTTCGCAACGTGTTTCATTTGCAATACTGATTGCGGCCAAGATTTCGGCCTCGGACATCCCAAAATTACGCATGGACCCGGCAAGGCTAGTCAGCCCTGCGTTGCGGTTGCCTTTGATCAGATCGCCGTTGGTGGCGCTTTTGGTCTTGCGCTGACTGAGATGCGGCAGCCAGTTTAATGGGATGCTGCCAGGTGCGATGCCGTCAAATGGGTCGCTGCTGGCCTCCCATTCGTATGCTTTGCCTTCTACACTACTGGGGTGCGCCACAAAATATCGGCCATCGGACAGTAGATCAATGCCCTCGCGCAGCTTGCATGAGCGAATCCCTGACTGGTATGCGGCAATATAGTGCTGCCCACCGCCTGCGGTGAGGGCCATCGCGCAATCTGGCGGTGAGCCATGCTCTGCAATCCAGCCCTGCCAACTTGTGTCGCCACCGTTGCGCGGGTCAATGTCAAACACCACAATGCCTGACTTTTCCCCTGCCGCAATGCCAATGTTGAAGTTGGGATTTTGGCCCCACCATGCTTTGATCTGCTCGGCATCTGTTGTGGCGTCATGCACCCCATGCGCTGTGGCAGGGGTCTTGCCGTTGGGCACCACAGGCAGAACGTGCCAGCCCCAACTGGCGTAGGCCAAGGCTGCGTCAATCTTGCTCGTGGTCTGCACGCAGCGCTCCTTCCGTCTTAACTTGTAGTTCGTACTGACGGGCGATCGGCGGCCTCTCTCCCCACTTGTAAATCACCTGCGGCCAGATGCCAAGGGCATCGGCGAGCTTTTTTAAGCCCCCGAAATGCTTGATTGCTTCGTCTGTTGTCACTTTTTCCTCTCTGTGCGAAATAACCTGTTGACATCCTAAAACGAAACGGGTTAAGATGCAAACACTGCACGAACCGATGGCCGGACGGTGCGGTAATCAGGAGCAACAACACATGGTTAGGTTAGATGTCAGCGACGCAACGACGGTGCGATTAACGCGCTTGCGAGAGCTAAAAAAATTGCCCGGCAAAAAGGCAACCAGCATCTTAGAAATCAAAATATTTACAAAGCACATGGAAAATCAATTTATACAACAACAAGAAACGCTAACGATTCTTGTACGGTCAGATGGGAAGGTTCCGGTTTTTACGAATGACGTAAAAACTTATGACTTAAAGACTTGGAATGGTGAAGAATGAAACCAAACCTAGCTAAACGCATTGAGCGCGTCGGCGAATACCACCCCGACTGGGTTGAGTCACTCGCCGAGAACCGCGCCACGGAGCAGTACCGCTGCGGTCGCAAAGAGTATTACTTTTTCGAGGATCACTCGGTGCTAGTGCATGAGCGCTGTTGCTGGTACACCGACACGGTGGGCCAGGCGTACCGCGATATTGAGGATTATTTTGCGGAAGATAACTTCGCAAGGGAGATGTTCGCATGAAGCATACGACAGAGGGCATGGATCGGTTTCGTAAGGAATTGCGAGACGCATCATGGGTTGAGAATTTCATCATAGTCTTGGTTGGCGCGGCCTACGCTGCCGTGCTGTACTTTTTTCTTTAGGAGAGTGTAGATGGCTATCAAATTAAGACATACCGGCGAGGCGGGTGCCTTGACCGTGAAGTTGTTGGTGTATGGGCAAGCAGGGGCGGGCAAGACCAGCCTTATCCCTACCCTTCCCAACCCGGTAATCCTTTCTGCGGAGGGTGGCCTGCTCAGTATTGCGGACACCAACTTGCCGTTTATCGAGGTCGCCAGTATGGATGACTTGCGTGAGGCATATCAGTGGCTCACCAAGTCTGCCGAGGCGCAGGCTTTTGAATCGGTGGCGCTGGACAGTATCAGCGAGATTGCTGAGGTGGTTTTGAACACGGAAAAGAAAACCACAAAAGACCCACGCCAAGCCTATGGCGCAATGCAAGAGCAGATGGCCGACATCATCAGAGGGTTTAGGGACTTGCCCGGCAAGCACGTTTACATGAGCGCCAAACTGGAAAAGACTCAGGACGAAATGGGCCGGGTGCTATATGCCCCATCCATGCCTGGCAACAAGACGGGCCAAAGTCTGCCGTACTTCTTTGACGAGGTGCTGGCCTTGCGCGTGGAGAAGGACTCCGAGGGCAATGCTCGCCGCGCCCTGATGTGCGACTCAGATGGCCTTTGGCTTGCCAAGGATCGATCCGGCAAGTTGCAGGTTTGGGAGGACGCCGATTTGGGTGTGATCATCAAGAAGATTGGGGGTTGAGATGTCTGCCCTTATCCGCGACGATTTAGACGAGCTTGCAAAGCGCTGGCTCATGTACAAGGAAACCGAAAAGATTGCGGCAGAGAACCGCCGCAAACTTGAGGACACTATCTGCAAAGCAGTTAGCTTTCCCAAAAACTTTGAAGGCACCGAGAACGTGGTGCCGGTCAACAGCCTTTACAGCATCAAGATTGAGGGGCGTATTAGCCGCAAGGTCAACGCTGACAAGCTGGTCGAGCTTGCTAGTGAGGCTGGGTTGAGCGAACACCTGTCAACGCTTTTTCGGTGGAAACCGGAAATAAACATGAAAATCTGGAAGGAGTCAGATCAAGAGATAACCAGACCACTGCTTGACGCAATCACCAGCGAAGCCAATCGGCCTAGCTTTTCTATTACTTTGAGAGATATCCATGCTGCTTAACGAAGCCTTTACCCTTGCATCCCTACCCACATCCAATCGTACCTATGATGTTGTCCCGGCGGGTTGGTACGTTGCCCAGATCACTGACGCCGAGGTCAAGCAAACCAAGAGCGGAACGGGCGAGTACATCAAAATTCGCTACGACATCCAAGGGCCAACTAGCCAAGGTCGCGTGGTGTTTGGCAACTTGAACGTCAAGAATGCCAATCCCGCTGCCGAGAAGATTGGCCGCCAGCAACTGGGCGACATCATGCGCTCAGTGGGTTTGTCTGCCGTGACCGATACCGATCAACTGCTCGGCACAACGATGCAGATCAAGATTGATATCCGCGACTCTGAGCAGTACGGGCCGTCGAATGAGGTCAAAGCCTGGAAAGCGCTCGCCGCTGGCATGGCCCCGGCTCCTGCCGTCAAGCCACCAGCGTCGAATGCTAAGACTGCGCCGCCGTGGTTAGCGAAAAAATAAGATAACCACAGGCAAAAAAAATCCCGCTGGAGGCAGCGGGACTTAAATCAGGAGAGGAGCAACATGAAGATTCCAAGTCCGAATCATAGCATTGCCACCATGATTGACAAAGCGCACGAATTACGGGTCTCGCTAACCCGTGAACATTTGGGTGCTTCCATGCTCGGCCATCCTTGCGACCGTTGGCTTTGGCTGTCGTTTCGCTGGGCGGTGCAGCAGCAGTTTCCTGGCCGAATCCTGCGCTTGTTTAGGCGCGGCCAGAACGAGGAGGCAACCATCATTGCCGATCTGAAGGCAATTGGGTTGAACGTGCGAGATCTTCAAAACCAGATGCGCGTGGAGTTTGGCTCGCATGTTGGTGGCTCGCTTGACGCAATCATCGACAGCGGCGTGCCAGAGGCGCCAACCAAGAAGCACGTTGCTGAGTTCAAAACGCATTCCAAGAAGTCATTTGACGAGCTTGAAAAGAAAGGCGTAGAGCAAGCCAAGTTTGAGCATTTTGTGCAGATGCAGGTCTATATGCACGGCACCAAGATTGACCGCGCCTTATATGTGGCCGTGTGCAAGGACGATGACCGTATCTACACCGAGCGGGTTGAGTACGATGAAGGCGTCGCAGTCAATGCAATCAATCGAGGTAAGCGGATTGCATTGTCAGACAGGATGCCGCCGCCCCTAAGCACTGATTCAACTTGGTATCAGTGCAAGTTTTGCCCAGCGCATACGTTCTGCCACAAAACTCAGACCACAGAGCACGTTAACTGCCGCACCTGCGCTCACAGTACCGCGACCGAGGACAGCACTTGGGTTTGCGAGCGTCACGGTGGCAGCGAAATTCCGGTGGAATGGCAACGCGAAGGGTGCGCTTCTCATGTCTTGCACCCAGACATGGTGCCGTGGCAACGCGAGGATTGCGGTGATGAATGGAAAACCATTTACATCATAAACGGGCATCAGGTTCGCAACGGGAACCCTGATGAGTTTACGTTTGGCTCAAAGGAGATTATTGCCAACCCATCGTTTTGTGCCGATCCGAGTAAGGATGCGATGAAGATTAGGGAAAAGTTTGATGGGAGTATTGTTGGATGAAAGTTCTAATTGCCTGCGAATATTCTGGCACGGTTAGAGACGCATTTATTAGGGCCGGGCATGAGGCTATGTCTTGTGATTTGCTACCGACAGACGTAACGGGGCCGCACTATCAAGGCGACGTTACGGACATATTGAGCAATGGTTGGGATTTGATGATTGCCCACCCGCCCTGCACATACATGACTAATAGCGGCGTTAGTTGGCTGCACAAAGACCCCGCAAGATGGGTGCTGTTAAATGACGCCGCCGCGTTTTTTAATCTGCTGCTGAACGCGCCAGTAAACCGGATTGCCGTTGAAAACCCGATCATGCACAAGTACGCAAAAGAGCGCATCGGTAACCGCAAGCAAGACCAAGTTGTCCAACCGTGGATGTTCGGCCACATGGAACAAAAAGGAACCTGTCTGTGGCTGAAGAATCTGCCGCTGCTGACGGCGACCAACAACGTCAAAGCG